TGCCTTCTCCTTAACGCAGTAATCAAGAGCAGCGTTACGTAAGGACTTAGCAATCAACTTGTCACAGGACTTCTCGTCCTGCTCCAACTTCCACTTAGCAATGTTGTTAGGGTGCTCAGCAAACCATAGCCATAGTTCTTGTTCAATGTCTGCACGCTCTACCATGCTGTACTTGCTACGGTACTCACTGGCAATCTGTTGCACCATGTCGTAGTAGTCGTTGACTTGTTGTTCTTGTAGTCTACGGATGCGACCAGCATCTTCCATTTGGTTACACACTATTTACCCCACACCTTTCCATCAACAACGAACGTTCCGTCCTTGTGGATAGGTATGAGTTTAGGTGTAACCTTTTGACCGTCAATGTATAGCACACCAATAGCCTGTTGCCAGTTAGCAATGCCACCCTTTAGATAGGATGCTTTCTTCTGGTCCATCAAGTTACCAACCTCAAGTCCCCAAATGGTACGGGTTGATACACCTGATACAGATTCGGTGTAGTGCAGTAGTCCTGCTCTATGTGTATGACCACATACTACGGACATACCAGTCTTCTTAGCCAAACCAAGGGCTGTCTGCCCACCAGTTTGATTCACAGAACCTTCATCGCCATGTAAGAGCAGCCACTTAGGTGCAACTTCCCACGGTTTGCTGTGGTAAGTGATGCCTAAATCTTTTAGCCGAAGGAAGTTCTCTAACTCAAACTCAGGGGCACCAAGTAGACCAGGTGCTCGCTTCATAATCGTGTTGTATAAACGGTCTGTGTGGTTACTACGTGTCATGTGTGTAACCTGTAAGTCTTCTAGTACCTGAACAGTTGCGTCACGGTCACGACCAATGCTACGTTCGTACTCCATTGGTGTGCCCATAGACCAGCGACTGATAGTCTGCATGTCCATCTCATCACCAACAGATACCACGTCATCAGGTTTAAACGCCTTGATGAACTTGGCTACGTTAGCAACCGCACGCTTGTCATGGTATGGAACTTGCAGGTCACTTACAATTACTTTAACTTTCATTGTAGTCCTTCGCCTCAGGGAACGTGTTATCTAAAATCATAACACCAATTACCCCATAGTTGGCGATGTCTACAAACGTATCTCTTAGTGACTCATTCTCAGGCTTAACCCCTGATTCTATAAGGTTAATTAGCCGTGACATCTTGTCGTACAGCCGTACCTGTAGCCCATTGAGCGGTCCACCTGGCGCATTACGGATGTTGTTAGGACCATAATCGCTTTGCTTCTTGATTAGGATATCCCACAATTCTTCATACACATCAAGGGAATCTAACTCAAAGTCCTCAGGGTATAGGTCATCCCATGCGGTGAAGGTGATACATGCTTCGCATATACAGTCATCTTCTATCTCAAAGGAATCCTTGCCATCTCCAATGTCAAGGTCTCTCTTGACTCGGTTAAGCCAATCTTGGAAATCTTTAAGCCCATCTCCGAAAGTCTCCCAATTAGAAAGTCTATCTCTTCCTGACTGAAGGATTTGGTCATCTAACTTTTCCCAATCAATATTTTTTGAGGAATCATCCCAATCATCCTTGCTCATGCTGACACCTTGCTCCTTAGATAGTTGTACCCCTGTGATAGGTACATTGAATTAACATCTTCACCCTCTGGCATCTGCAATGTTACTACTGATGAGAGTTCTTTGGCGAGGTTCTTTGCGAAGTCCGACCCTGGTTGGTCACCGTCAGCAAAAACATAGACCGTCTCAAAGTCTTGGAGGATGCGTGAGTAATGTTTCTTCCACGAGTTCGCACCAGGTACACCCACAGCAGGGATACCACACTTGTAATGCAAAGTAATTGCATCAATCTCACCCTCACATACCGCAATGAAATCTCCTGCTGATTGTAGTGCTGTTACGTTGTATAAACGGGTAGAAGTCCCTGGTAAACCCATGTATTTGGGTTCACTGTTGTCCATGCTACGGAACCTAATGTCAACCACACCTGTTGGTGTGATGTACGGAATAACTAAGCGACCAACGTATGCCTCGTGACTAGGTAGAGGTTCTGCGACTACTCCGAGGTGGGCTGTAGCCCCGTCTTCTAGAGATAATCCCCTCTTGGCTAGATACCCTTCGGCTAGATGAATGTTTGCCTTGTATGTTGCCACGGCTTTCGCCAGTGATTGTTTCTGCGATTGTGATAGCCTCACGAAATCCCACTCCTTCTTTCTCCATAATTATTTTATAGGTGTCACCCTTAACTCCGCAAGCATGACATGCAAATATGTTTTCTGTTACGTTGACACTAGCAGATGCAGTTGAATCCTCGTGAACTACGCATCTAATCTTTTGCCAACCCCATGTTTCACGTATATTCATTGCACCGTAGTGCTCAAGCACAGGTTGTATGCTGTGCTTAGTAGTCATCGTTGTAGTACACGCCCTTTGCTAACTCAACGATTGCCTTCAGGTAAGCATCCTCTTTTGCTTTGTTAATCTTTGCTAACTCCACAGCAGTGCGATAATCTCTTTCCGCCTCCGCTTTGTACTGTTGCACTTTATTGAGCAATACGCTTTGATTACTTGTGGTTAGGTACCGCACTTGCTCAGGTGTTTGAGCCAGTTCAAGCAACTGCTTACATATTTCTTCTTCTTTAACCAATTCATCCATTAGTATCCTGCTTCCTCCAGTAGTTTAAACCACTCAGACACTGGCATAGTAGCGTACCACTTGCCAACGTCTAGTGTTCCTGTCTTCTTGTGTATAACAACGCCAGTCTCAGCCTTGTCATTAGCCATCTCCACCTCAAGTTCCTTGAGCCATGCAGATAACTTCATCTCTTTATGATTCTTAACTTCTATAACGACAGCAGGTAAGCCAGCAATATCACCACGGTCATTGACACCGTTAAGTGCACGTCTTTCAACGTGCTTACGTCCCTGACTTATAAGCCAATTAACTACAGCAGTCTCGGCAGATGTACCCTTTATCTTACTTTTGTTCATATCTTATCCCATCCGCTATCATTGAAAACTGTAACTGTTCAGCCACCCACTCTAGTGCACTGCACGCTTCATGTAAGTCTTGCTCACAGAAGTCATCACCTATATCACGTATAGTCTTGATTACTTCATAGAAGGATACGTACTGTTCCCCGTCATAGAACACACGTGATATGTGTCTGCCTTCCATTTAATAATCATCTCTGTCCATGTATAAAAGTAATGCGAGAATACCAACAAGCCCTAATATAATCAGCCATTCCACCATTGTTCATCCTCTAAGTTCTTTATGAATACTACAAGTTCTTCCCATGGTATGCAATGTTGTATGTCAACAACGTAGAAGTTATCGTCATGCCCACGGTACTTGTCGTGCAGTTGCTTGCTTACCCACTTGTCCTTTGTAGATGTGAGTAGTCCAAACATACCCTTAGTCTTGGTAGATACCATGACGTAAGCGTATGGCTTCTGCAACTTAGCCTCATACCCTGACACAGTATCAACTATGATGTTGCCCCAAGGGAAATCTTTTAGTTCAGTGAACTCTATGTTGCGTGACTTAACCTCAAGGCACTCACCTGAATCATCAAGGATGATGTCCTTCTCGGTGGCTGTCATCTCTGGTATCTCTTCACGTGACTGCACTATGTACAGGTCAGGCACGGTGCAACGTACACCGTTTAAACGTAAGCGTTCTGCAACTATGTCACCATACTTGTGACCCTCAGTCATAGATGCTACGTAATCAAATGTCACCGAGCATCCTCTAGGTCTGCAATGAACATATATTCTGGCAAGAATTGCAACCACACTGGGCTATTACCCGAAGGGTCAGCCTTACCATAACGGTTCTTGACACTGGCAACACCAAGCATTCCGTCTTGTTGTCCCACCGTAAGAATGAGGGCTGGTAGTTGGTTAACCATTCCTTGGACTGCTGACCTAGGTTGACATGGCGTACCAGAATATCCTTCTTTAGTGTGATGCAATACCACAACAGCGGCGTTCGTATCACGTGCCAGATACTTAAGTTCCTTGAGTGCACTACGCATAGCACCAAACTCTTCACCACCATCCATGTTAATGTCCATCAAGTTGTCAACAACTATCAGTGCTGGGCTATCGCCCAACGTTTCTTCAAGTGCAGTAACCTCATCATCTAAGTCGTTTAAACTAGGTGATGAATCAAATGACCAGTAGATGTGTCGTGCTTGTGCCAACTTTTCCTTGGCTAACTCAGGTTGCTCGGAGATAATCTTCTCTGCATCTGTCTGTGACACGCCCTCAATCATGGAATACAAACGCATTGCCATGGTGTGAGCATTGGTATCTGCTGATACGTACAGTGTTGGTGCTTGCATACGCAAGGCTAGTGCTAGGGCAAGTGTTGACTTACCTGCACCAGGTGTGCCAGCAATTAACGATACCTCTGAACGTCTAAAGATAATCTTATTCTGTTCAAACGTACGAAAGACTGACGGCATTGGTTCGCCGCCAATGTCTGAACGTCCTACGGACCTGCTTAATGTTTTCATTGTTCCTCCTTGTTAAGCGTGGGATGCACCGACTTGCACGATGAGTAGGCTTTCGGACCTACACCCCTATCTGCACTGACTGGCTTCCCCTCCAGCAGGACAGACCTTTATTCAGTTATGTTTTTCTAGTACCCGAAGTCCTAGAAACTGTTCCACTCTGGTGTGTTGCGATTAGCAAACGTTGGTGAGCACTGGTCTGCAGTACCCTTAGGTGTTGGGCAGAAGAATGCACGCCATTCTCCCTTAGCACCGTTGCCTGTTCGCTTAACCATTGCACCGTGAATGCACATCTTATCGCTACCTGATGGGGCTGATGCCTGTACTGGCGGTGCCTTAGGGGCAAACGCTGGTACTTCTGCAACAACTTCCCCACCTAGGGATGCCTGAACTAATGCTACTGGGTCAGTTGCTAGTACACGTGGTGTTGATACACCAGTGAATGCCTCTTCCAGTGTGCTGATTGCATCAGGTCCACCCTGTGCTACCAACGCATTAACGTTAGCGATTAGTTCTTCGGCACTGTCACCACGTGCTGTGATGATTGTGCCCTTGCTTGTCTTTACGTTTACAACGTAGTTCTTTTCCATTACTTATCTCCATTCTGATACTTACAATCGTTACTAAAATTACACATCTTGCAGTGGTCAAAGTTAGGTATAAAGATACCAGCCCTCCGAGCCTTGTCAAACATTCCTACAATCTCTGACACCGTTTCACGTGTCCACTTATCTAGGTTGATTAACTCTGATGTTGTTCCTTTGCGTGCGTCCCAGTATACACCGTACTTGGGACGGACACCGAACACTTCCTCCATGGCTACCGCATAGATACCCAACTGAAAGTCTGATGATGGCATACGTGCACCAGACTTGATGTCTAGTACCACAAGGCTACCGTCAGGTAGCACCATCATGCGGTCAAGTGCACCCTTAACCATGACATCATCAAGGTTAATGTTGAACACCAATTCAATGGCAGGTACACCTTGAGGTGTAACCCATAGTTCTAGGTTGTGTTCCGCATTGCGGAAGTTAACCCAGTTGTTGACCATGCTTAAGCCGTTGGCTTTCCACCAGTCCCCGTCTTCCTTATTGGGATTGGCTATGGTTGCACGTCCACCAGCACGCCACTGTGATGTGTCTTCCTGCCCCTGTACGGCACGCTG